GGATGTATCCGTGAAATACAATGCCGACACAAAGTTGTACATCGACAACAAAATCACTCAGGCGATTGCCGCCGCACTGAACAGCTAAAGGAGATCAAGCCATGAAAGAATTTCTTGAGGGAATCATCAAAACTGGCAACTACGTCCTGACAGAGATGGAGGAGCGCATTGAAAAACTTTATGCGCTTGGCAAACTCACCACAGCGGAACTTGAAGAACTGCTTGCACTCGCCGCCAACAACGCACGGGACAGTATGCAGATTGACGTAACCGCCAAACTCAAAGACCTTGAAGACCGCATCTATGCGCTTGAGCATCCGTCCGCTCCTGACCATCCTGTGTGGGTGCCCGGGTATGTAACGAAAAAAGGCGAAACGGTGCAGTACGACTGCAACGGCGATGGCGTGATGGATCTGCTCCGCTATGACGGCGGCAGATCAGAGACGGCACTCCGTCCGGGGAAAATCGACGGGTGGCATGTTGTCAACGCACAGGGTGACATTCTGGGAACGTTCTACAATGGCGAGTTCACGGACATGACGCCGGAGCCGGAGCCGGAGACGGAGACGGAGCAGGAGGCTGAGTGATGCGGCTGCTGGGAGTGATCGCGTTTGTGATCGTGCTGATCGGCATCCTGTGCTGCCTCAAAAAGGGAAGCGAGGATGATGACCGATGGCTACGGTGACGGTGGCGCAGCTTGAAGCCGTCTTCAAAAAGATGTGGAAAGAGGACTGGAAGTACGACTGGAGCGGTCACGAAGAGGGAAAGGTCGGATGCGCAGGAGCTTTCGTCTACGCTTTCGGCCTGTACGGCATCAAGTACCCAAACGGCTCCAACCGGATTGCCAGATACTACACCGTCGGCGGGATGATCCCTGCCAGGGGCGCGAAGATCGTTCCCGGCATGGCGGCTTTCAAGGCGAAAAAGCCCGGAGAATCAGGCTACAACCTTCCGGCGGCGTATCAGCCGGGCGGCGCATCCTGCAACGGCGACCTCAACGATTACTATCACATAGGCTTAGTGGATTACGACACGGCCTATGTGCTCAACGCTCAGGGCACGAAGAACAATTTCGAGCGGAACCGCATAAGCTCATGGGATTATGTGGCACGCTTGAAGTATGTGGACTATGGGGAGGCGGTGCCATTGCAGACGGGTGAAGCCCATGTTGTGGGCGGCAGGCTCAATGTGCGCTCTAAGCCGTCAAAATCGGCCTCTAAGCTGGCTCAGTTGCCGGACGGGCAGATTGTCACGGTGGAAGAAACAGACGGCTCCTGGGCGAAAATTACGTGGAAAAACGAGGGCTACGTGATGAGCGAGTACCTCAGCAACGAACGAAAAGGAGAAAACCATGGCTAAGACAGTTATCAACGACGGCATTACCAGCGTGATTGAGGAGAAAAAGGAAACCTACGTCGCCCCGCGCGTGCGGGTCAAGATCCCCATGCCCGCAGACATGGACAGCGGCGTGAAGATCGACCCGTATGAGCACGTGACCATCAACGGTGAAAAGCCGACCTACATCAAGAAGGGCGAGTGGGTGGACGTGACGGTGCCGGTCTACATGCAGCTGAAGAACCGCTATCCCGACCTGTAAGGAGTGATGGGCCGTGACCGTTGAGGAAATCAAAGCGGCGGTGATGTTCCAGACAAACAACGACACGGACGATCTGGAAGACTTTCTGCCGTACCTGAACAAGTATATCGACGAGGCCTACGACCGGCTTGTGTACGCGTGGGCGAAAGAACACCCGAGCGACGAAAGCGAGGACTGGCCGCTGCTGGCGGGTGACACGGACGAGCCGCTGACCCCGGAATGGACGCACAGGGGCCTTGTAGACTGGGCTACATGGCTGGTGTATCGCAACGGCAACCCGCAGAAACAGAACCGCGGCTACGCCTACAGGGAAGCCTTCGAGAGCCTGCTGAACAGGATCACGAGCGAGGGCGGCAAGAACGGGCGCGTGAAAAACTTCTTCAACATACCGAGATAAGGGGGTGACAGCGTGAGCGCCTATGAAACGAGCGTGACGATCCCGTCCTTCGCGGGGATCAACCAGAGCGGCGACGGCTACAACCAGAGCATGCGGTACGCGCGGGAGATGGAAAACGTGCGCGTGACCGGCGGCATCTTCACGCCGATGCGGCAGGGCATCGAGCACTGGGCGACGGTGCCGGAACCGATCCTCACGCTGGCCTACCTGCCGAGACGCTGGGCGTTCACACCGCCCCGGCAGGACATCCCGGAAACCGGCACGCTGCTGGTGGCCTTCACCGCGGGCGGCATCTGGGTGAAGGGCATCGAAAACACCAAAGACACGGAAAAAGGGCTGTGGGTAGAGGTCTACACCGTCCCTAACCAGGCAACCGATGCAGACTTCAAGGGCGGCGCGGTGTCGTGGCTGACCTACGAAGTGAACACGGACGGCGAAGGCCAGCGGACGGAGACGCCGGTGGACGTGCTGATCTTCTCCAATCAGGAAAGCGGCATGTTCATGCTCCGGGCGGACACTCTGACCCTGACGCAGATCGAAACGCCGAAGAAATTCGGCATCATCGCCATGTACAACGAGCGCATCTGGGGCACGGCCATTGACGGCGACCCGGACATGATGACCTATTCCGCACCCTATGACCCGACCGATTGGGAGCAAAACGAGGAAATACCGGAGGACGGAGCCGGAGACATTCAGGTTCCGACGTGGGACGGTGACGGCTTTGTGTCGCTGGAGCAGGTGGGATCAGACCTTGTGGCATTCAAGCGAAATTCCATCTGGCGCATCTACGGCACGAACCCCGGAGAATTTGTCGTCCAGAAGCAGTACGGCGCGGGGAGCATCGAAGCGTACAGCATTGCCGTTGCAAACAGCATGGTATATATGCTGGGCCATGAAGGGCTGATGCGCTACGACGGGAACACGACGGTTCCCTTCCATCAGGACGCGCTGAAGGAAACCATGGCGCGGATGAACAAGAGCGTAAAGCCCTTCGGCGCGATGCACGGAACCACCTACTGCCTCGCCATTGCCATTGACGGCGCGGACGTATGCAACGCGGTGGTCGAATACGACACGCAGGAATACACCTTCGCGCTGCGGACAGGGCTTTTCGTTTCATCCTTCGTGCCGTATGACGGAGCCTTGTACTATACGTCGGCCTACGCGCCGGGCAAGGTGTACGAAATGCGGGACGATTACGGTCTGCCGCTACCGTGCAAATGGAAAAGCGGGTATCAGGATTTGGGGCTGAAGAACAGCACGAAATCCGCTTTTTTGCTGTACATGACGGTGGACAGCGAAACTCCGCTCGAGCTTCTTCTTGGGCTGAGAACTGAGAAGAAACTGAAGCAAAAGGCCGTGACGGTGAGGCCGGGAAAACCGCTGCGGGTACATCTGAACAATCAGGGCCGATACTTCCGGCTGGAAATCGAATGCCTTTCCGCCGTGCCGTTTTCCATCATGGGCGGCGCGAGGATTGACCTGGAGCTCGACCCGGACTAAAGGAGGACAACATGGCATCGAAAAGTCTGAAAACGCCGGGCTACGCCTTCCCGACGATCCCGGAAAAGTATGACAGCACGGACAAGCGGTTCATCAGCGCGGTCAAGAAATTGTTTGACACACTGTTCTCCTTCAAGCAGAAAACCACGAAGGACATTTCAAACGCACCAACGGTGGCCTATGAAAAGCTCTATCCGGTCGGCATCGTCGTGTGGACGGACAACAATCATCCACCCCGCTGGCAGGTCGGCGGCGGCACATGGACTGGCATGGGCACCGTGACAACGGACAGCAACAAGACGCTGTACGCCTTCAAGCGGACAGCCTGACGGAGGAAACCACCATGTATGAGATCGACAAATTGAGCTACCTGCGCATCGGCGTACAGGGCGAGAACGTCGCCACCAACATTGAAGTGGATATGACAGCGTGGGCGGACGAGTATCCGGGCGCGTCCTTCCATGTGCTGTTCAAAGCGTACAACGAGGACTTGCCGTCTCCGATGACGTCTGAATACGCAGAACCCGTACTGTCGTGGATTGTCACTTCCGACGCGACGCAGACGGCAGGTGTCGGGTATACGGAAATCCGCGCGATCAATCCCGACACCGGGCTTGTAAGGAAAACCAAAATCATCCCCACGAGCGTAGAAAGAAGCATCACGCCCGGCGAAAGCTCGTCCGTGCCTCCTGCCTATTCGAGCTGGGT